TGCCGGGGGTGGCCTTTCTCCGTCTCGAAAAGCACCGGCTGGCCTGCGCTGTCCAGGAAGTTGGACCAGCCACGCAGGCCGTAGCGCAGCACGGTCAGGGCGTGCGTGCCTGCGCGAACGCTCAGTTCCTCTACCCCACCGTGGGCCAGAATCATGCTGTCCGTCACGCTGGCCTCTTCGGCCACGGTCAGGCCCCGCAGTTCGAAGACCGTCTGCTGCTCCTTGGCAAGCTCGCGGTCGTCCCGCAGGACATAAGAGAAGGTGGACTTAGGGTCGAGTGCAATCGGCATGAGTACCTCCAGGTTGCCGGTTGTAAGAGTGGCTGGGCCGCCAGCGGGCCAGGGGCAAGGCCCGTGTGGGGGTTTGTGAGGTCAGGTCAGAATAGGGAGGACGAGAACTCGCTGCTCTTTCTGACGACCCAGCCGCCGGAAGTCTATCACCTACCGGAAGCAGAAGACAAACTCGTTATCCGCGCCGAAGGTGCTGCTGGTCTGGGTGCCAGCGTTGCTCAGGTAGCTGGAACCGTAGTTTCCGCCCGTCAGGTTGGTGGTGCTGTCCAGGACGGAAACGGTGTCCCGCTCGCCATCGGTGATCCCGCTGAACTGGGCGGCAGCCACCCGGAAGTCCACACGGTTGCCAGCCGCGCTGCCCACGCTCCAGCGCAGGCGGCTCAGGTCGCCCGACAGGAACTGCGTCCAAAGGTCGATGTTGGCGCTGGCAATCGTCTGGTCGGGGTTGAAGGTCAGCGTCGGGGCCCTGCCCGTGATGATGGCCGACGACATGCCATCGGCGTCGTTGGTGTCTTCGCGCACCGCAACCTCGTTGCCAAGCGTGAAGGTCATCGCGTTAAACAGCGCGCCAGTCCAGTAGTCCGCCCGCACGCCCGAGCGCGCCAGGCTCAGGCCCGCGTTGATGAACGCCGGGGGGACCTCGCCCGTGCCCGCGTAGCTGGTGATGTCGGTGCCCGACTCGTTGTAGGTGTTGTAGACCCCGGTGAAGACGAAGTTGATAAGGACCCGGTCACCGTGGACGAAGGCCATGTCGAAGGTGCCCCGGCAGCCCTTGCCCTCCACATAGGTGCCCGCCTTGTCCAGGTACAGGCGGATCGTCACGCTGCTGTTGGTCTGGTCGTCGTCGCTGTAAACGCTGGACGGCAGATAGGCCACGCCCGTCTGCGTGGTCGTTGCGCTGGCGAGCGTGCAGCTTGCAGTGCCAGTCTGGGTCACAAGGCTGGTGCCCGAGAAGTCGGCGTCATCACGGCACCAGATCTCGCTGTCGTAGCCACCGTGGTCGCCAAGGGCGTGGTTCTCGGCGGTGGCGTAGGTGGTCACATCCAGGCCCTCGCGGTTGCGAATGACGCCGTCAGTACCGGCCCAGGTGCCTGCCGTCACATCGGCCTTGTACATCGTCACCTGCTCCAGGCCACAGGCTTGCAGCAGGGCGTCGAACTCGGGAGCCGTGCCGCTGGCGACATCAGTACCAGGACCGCAAAGCTCAACGCTGAAGCTGAACTCGATCTGGCTGACCCCAGCCGTCTCGCTGGTGCCAGGCACCGTCATAGGCGCAGGCGTCAGCGTCATCGTCTTGGGCTGCCTCTCAAACATGAGGGGCGTGACGGTGAAGGTCGGGTTGTGGACCTCGATGAAGTCGGACGCTCCGGGCGTTTCGGCGGTGCCCCCGGTGCCTTCCAACTTGGCGAAGAGCTTGCGGTCGTAGTTGCGGAACATGATGTCCTCAGGTTGCGGTGTTCAGGTCAGTTCGAACGGTCCGGTACAGCACCATGATGGTGAGTTCGGCAAGCGCCACCGGCTCCTCGATGTCGGTAGGGTAATACACCTCGTCGCTGACGAGGCGCGTGTCGATGGCGCGGCCCCCACGGGTAGTGTCCACCAGGATGGCCTTGTGGACATCCCGAATGAAGTTCTCTAGGTCGGCAACCGCATCGGTGCGAGTCCGCACAATCAGGGTCGCCCGGATGCGGTAGTGGCCGTGGATTGCGAGGGTCGTGGCCTGCCCAGGCGGGTCGTATTCGGTGCCGAGGGGCGTTATCACAATCGCCGGGAACTCGGGCAGGTCTATCGGCACGGTATCAACCCGCGTCACCCGCGCCACGCTGGTGTAGTAATCCGCCCCAGCCGTGATCGCGGCCAACGCCGACTCCAGGTCGCGAAGGATCGCCTCCTTGACGGGCAGACCACTAGGGGGCATGGCCGAACTCCTCTAGCTCCAGGCGAAAGGCGTAGTTACGCGGGCCCACGCTGTTGAGGACCAGGGGCGCGTCTCTCATGCGAACCTGCACCGTCTCATCGGCGCTTCCGTCCAGGGTCATTCCCCGAACGGTCATGTCGAGAGGCTCGCAGCCACCGGCTGTCTCTTCGTACAGCGTCACGGCGCGGTTGAAGTCGTTGGCGTTGCAGCCCTGGACATTGACCGTCCAACGGCGCACGGCGGCCTGTCCATTGGGGAAGACCGAGGACACAGTCTGGCGCCGTTGCAGCATCCCTGACTCGTAGCCAGAGACGACGCCACCACGGAACAGCGTTGCGCCGTGCGGGAACTGTAGCGTGATGTCGAAAGTCTCGACGCTGGGGTGTACCAACTACGCCTCCCTCCTGGGTTGCAGGGAACGGCGGATGGCGCGCAGCACCTCGGTCCGCATCATGTCGCTGCCGTCGTTGATCGCGCTGCCGAGGCCCAGGCTCGCCCAGAGCGGCTGATCCAGGTGGGCTTGCCATCGCCCGTCATCCACTTGCCGCCTTGGTTGTAGATCTGGTACTTGCCCTTCACCGCACCCGCGCCCGTCAGGATGTGCGGGAGCGGAATGCGAAGGTTACGGGCCCTGCGCGGACGCACGACGCCACCCATCTCCTGAATGCGGGCGTAGGGCACAGAGCGGTTGCCAGCAGTCAGCAGCACCGCCAGCTTGGTGAGGTCCTTTTCACCCTGCACGCGACCGACGATGCTCTGGCGCAACTTGCCGGTCCGCACCTGGATGCGGCTGTTGCCGCCTGGCGAGTAGTCGGCCATGTTGCGCTTGACGGACACCTCCAGCTTGTTGGAGATGATGCCGAAGGCCTCCGTGACCTCGTCCGTAAAGCGCTCAGGTGAGCGCACAAGCGCGTCTAGAGCGGTTTGGCGATCCGACTCCAGCAGGAAGTCCCCCGCCCGAATGCGGAAGTCACCCATTGGCAGCGAACCGAAGCCTGCGGTACGGGGTCAGCGCCTCGATGGCGTCGGGGATCATACGCAGCGCGCCCTCGTACCCGATGCTGCCGCCACCCACGCTTACGCTCTGCCCCTGGGGCGAGTCGCGCCTGCGCCACATCGCAACAGCCTGGATGTCTGCCGCGTAGGCGATGTCCGGGTAGTCGGTGATCAGGTTGGCTGTGCTGGTGGCAAAGCCGCCCGTGTAGGCCACCTGGATCACATTGGGCGCAGCCGCCTGGTTGTTCCCGTTGTAGTTGAGGATCGGGAAGAACGACAGGTGGATCATTCCCGTCTCGGCGTCGTAGGTCCAGTCCTTGGCGTCAAAGTCAGTTGCCGAGGCGAAGTCCCAGTCCAACGCCAGCTTGATGCTGCTGATCGCCGTCACCGGATAAGCGCGCAGGAAGATCACATCCTGCCGGGGCTTGATGGGGTACTCCTGCGTGCGCGCAGTCTGCTCTAGCGGGCGGTCGATGTATGACTCGATCCGGCGCGAAGCTGCCGCCACCATCGTCGTCAGCACCGCGTCGTAGTTGGTGCTGCTGATGTCCAGCAGGGCCTTGACCCTGTCGATGGTGGTGGCGTTGATCACCCTTCGGCTTCCTCGCTAGGCTTGCGCTTGCGGCTGCGCTTCTTCGCGGCAGCCGGGGGCTGCTCCACGACCGGCACCGTCTTGATCTCAGCAGCGTCCTCGGTCCAGCCAAGGCGGTGCAGCGTCCGGCGCACATAGTCAGGCATGTCGCGCTCGACCGGCACGCTTTCAACTGACGCAGCACAGGCGCGCTGGTAGATCTTGTCCCGCATCGCCAGGGACTCCATGTACGCGCGGGCCTCGGCAGGCTCGATGTCCGTCATGATGTCGAACACCTCTAGCGCCTCGGCGCGGACCTCACCGTTGGGCCAGTACACCGTTTGGCCCCACTTGACCTGGTAAAGACGCATCAGACCGCGAACTCCTTGGTGATGGTCACATTGCTAGTGTCGTAGGGGAAGCAGACCGCGTAGGCGCCGATGCGAGCGCGGTTGCCCCCGGTGGCCGTCACAACTAGCTCTGCACCGAGCGCGTTCTGAGCCTTCTTCATGTCCACCGTGGCGTAATAGACCGCGTTGTCGTTGCTGGTGGTAATCGCGCTGAAAGCTGCGGTGCTGCCCGTGGTCGTCGTCAGGTCCGCGAAGTCGTTGAACACGCCCCTGTCGGTGTCCTCGGCCGAGGCTTGCAGCGTCAACACCGCAGAGGCATCGCCGGTTGCCACCTCAGCAACGACCACGATCAAGGCCGTCATGAACGGGCGGCTGTCGAACGCTCGGGTAAAGGTCGGGTCCGAGTAGCTGGGCGACAGCGTCCCAGCCGGGTAGTTCGCCATCGGCAGAAGCTCGATGACCTGAATGTTCGATGCGGGGTCGGTCAGCATCAGTCAGCCTTCTTCTTGGTGGCCTTCTTCTTGACGGCTTTCTTTTTGGTGGCCTTCTTCTTGGCGGCCTTCGCAGGCTCCGAATCAGGCGCGACAGCCGCCCCGCTCTCCTGCTTCGGGGCGGCCAGTCGCTGGGGATCGAACGGTGAAGCGGGAGTCTGGCGGTCCCGACAACGCTCCAGCGCATCAGCCTGCATCCGCACAGTTGCACGCTCACGCGGGTCGTCGCCGTCGATGATGTAGCCCCATTGACCCCTGAGGGTGCCATCGGGGTACAGCAGGGCTGCGCCTTTCTTGACTCGGTACTTCATCGCTCGATCCCCTTTTCTCAGACCTCGAAGGAGAAGGTCGAACCGTCGCCCGAGTAGTACGGGGTCAGGATCATGGTCACAGCGAACTCAGCGGCAGCACCGCCACCCTGGACCGCCTTGACCTTGAGGTAACGGTCGGTGCCGGTCAGGTTCACCCGCCCGACATAGACCGCCTCATCGTTGGCCGTCGTGACCTGGGCAAAGGCCGCCCCGGACACCGCCGTGTAGGAGCCACCAGAGGTGGTGGCGGCCTCGACGGTGATGTCGGTGGTGCCAGCGCCAGCCGTGGTGCCCGCGTTGTACACCACCAGGGCTTGGTGGTAGCCAGCCGTGTCGATGGCGCCAGACAGGTGGGTGCCAGCAGCGTAGCTGTCGGCCTTGTGGCTCAGTTCGGCCTTGAAGGCCGCAACATCAGAAAGACTCATCTGTGGTTCCTCCTGGGATCAGTCGACGACATAGGTGAAGGACTCGGGGTGGCGCAGCGCGACATCCACGCGCATCGTCGCCCGAATGTGGGTCTGGTCCTTGGAGAACGCGTCGTCCGAGGAGTCAGAGGCCAGCAGGCGCAGGCCGCCCCAGCGGCAGATCATCACATCGTCCCAGTTGCCGAAGCAGATGGAGCGGACAGCGTTGC